TAGGCTCGACAGTTTGCGGTTTTGTGCGCCTTTGAAGGTAGCAATGCAGAAGTTAAACAAGTCTACAAGTGGAGCAGGACCAGAGGCTCTACCTCCGAATGTCTTTAGCTTTGCACCTGCTGGTCGTATTAGTGACATATCCCACTTAGGTATCTCACCTGCCCATAGGAGTGCTAAGACTTGTCTAAATGCTTTAGCCCAACCCTCTTTACTGTCTTTGACTATAATAGTTGTATCACTGTCGAACATCGTTGGTACTTCAGGTAGTTTAGATATAAACTGTCTCTCCACACTAAACCCAACACCAGTGCCACACAGAAGTATAAACATAGCTTCATCAAAAGATTTAGGGTCGTCTACTGGTAGGTAGCTGCAATTGTAACCTGCTGTGTTATCTCGCTGCAAAGCTGGCCCTGCCGTCATCATCGCTCTCATGGATGGCATAACTTCAAGAGATACTATTGCATCATACAACTCTTCTCTGGTATCTGTGTCCATGCCGTTTGTTTCGCATACTCGGTCAACATACCTAGACACAGTTTCATGCCACGTTTCTCTACGACCTTCCGTGTCTAACCATCGGGCGTAACGTGATTTGTGAATAAATGATTGATAGTCTGTTGGCAGATAATTACCGTCCATAGTCTTTCCCTTTTACTTTAATTTTTTCTATTTTTACATCGTCTATATCGTGCAGCGCATTCGCTACTACGTCTTCTACATCTTCTTCGTGAGCCTCTTCTACTAAAGATAATATATTACCGTCCTCATCTACTTTCATAGTGAAGCTAACATGAAAAGATTTAAAGTTCATCCTTTGTTTGCCATACGTTCTGAATATGTAAGAAGTCTATTCATATACCAAGAGCTTTTCTTTAGATCTTCATCACCATTTTTATATTGCTCTCGCCAAGTATATTTTATCATGTTGCCTTTGCAGTAGCCTCTAAACTCATCAGGGGTAAGTGCTGCTTCGATAGCTTCTATACACTCAATTCCTGCGTGGTTATAATGTGGTGGTTCATTAACCATGTCGTCACTCATGCGTTGCCTTTCGTTTTTGTAGTAGGTCCAAACTTAATGACTTTACCACCAGAAGTTTGTATTTCTACTTCAGGCAATCCATTAGCTTCTTCCTCTGCGTCTTGTTCAAACATCTTAATTACTTCATCTCTTCTTTGTTCTACAACTTCCATGATGTTTGGATAATCGTGAGCTATGTCTAAGAAAGCTGACAAGAACGTAGCACATTTTACTAAGTCACTAAGTATAGCTTTGTCTATATTGCTCTCTGGCCCCATAGCTAGACCCGTAGATATTAGACCACTCCATACGCCATCTTCATCAAAGTTTATGGGTCGCAATATTAACGCAACCTCATCATCTGCTAAAGTGTATCCCATTATATATCCTTTCTTTTTGTTTTTAACTTTATCACGGTAGCTTTAGTATATCTACCTTTTTCTGTTAGCCATTCTAACGGTATAACTCTATGCGCCCATTTGAATCCGTGCTTCTCACACCATCCAGAATATCGGGTCTTAGAACCCTTGTACAGTTTAGCTTGAGCATTACTAAAGACAAACCTTATATCTAACTCAGGGTGCTGCTTTTGAATAGCTAAATGCTTGCGCCTATCTTCATTATCGAACAGCCCTTTAGCTTCACATATGATACCGTTGTCTAACTGAAAGTCAGGTGTGTAGGTACGATACCGAAGATCCTCCCACTGAACTTTAAGCAGTTCGTAGCGTACTTCTTTTTGGTGATGTGTTAGGTATTCAGCAAGTGTTTCTTCGAGGCCACTGCGATAGCGTCTAGAGTTGTGTCTGCGTCTAGCTTTAGTCTTTTTTGCCATCAGATGAGATCTAACTGCTTTTCTTGAATGTCCCATTTTTTATATGATTGCACAGAGTCAATTCTTTTTATCATTTTTTCGGGGCAAACTTCTCGTCCTTTGTTTTTAAAGTTTCTAGCTACGTTAGTGCTATCTGCGGAAGCGAAGGGCCATACATCTCCACACAAAGAAAGACCCCTCATCATATGAACCCAACTTCTATTTCCTTGTTTTGTCAATGCGTTCCAAGCCTCGTCACATCTTTTAACCCAAGTTTCAGATCGAACTTTCCAATATTGCCCAGATGATCCAAAACAAAATCTTGGATAATTGTCTGAAATTTCAAGTAACCAATCTATAGATAAGTTCATGTGCCAAACAGGTGCAGACAAATCTTTACTGTGCGGCCATTCTTTTAACAACTGTTTTTGATCTTTAACTTCTCCTCCTATAATATCGGGAATTACTGCCCAGTGAGGAGGGTATAAATATTGATCAACCCAAGAAATGTAATTTTTATAATTAAATTTTTTTCCTTTTGTGTATGAAGAAAAAGCTCCATTGTCCCACATTACAGACTGTGCATTTCTAAAACACCATTCAGCATTTCTTGGATCAGAATAACTTACACAAAAGTTTCTTCCTGCTAATTTAAATAACTCCAATTTAGGTGTAATTGGAGTCCCGTGGTAGTGAATCATTTTAGATATAACCAAACAAGAATAGCAGCAATCATTTTAGAAACAACCATTACAAAAAACGCTGTCCAACCAAAAAATCCTGCAACAGTCAAAAATACAAAGCTGTCTACAGGAACAGACATTGCAGAAGATAACAAGATTCTATCTCTCATAGATCGTTTTGTTTTTGTATAAACGGCCCAATCAACAGCTTCAGAAATTACAAATGCTAAAGCCGATGCTATGGCAATAAATGGATCTGCCATTATATAACTAAGGATAATTCCAATTAACATTGGTAACCAAACGTAATGTCCGATTTCTTTTTGTGTGTAGTCTCTTAGGATAAAAACGGCTCCAACCAAAAATGTCATTGGAGGTAAGGCTGCACCAAATACAAACCAAGGAGTTAAAGCAGAAAATCCATAGTTTATTACAACAATAGAAACAATATACAAGAAACCATATTTCATTCTTTCTTATCCTTGGATAGAGAAGCCTTTAATTCGTCTACTTTAACTCTTCCTATCGCATTAACACATTGTAACATATGACCGACTACATTTGATGTAGTTGTGTTAACTTTTAGAACTTCAATTAATTCTTTCTGTTCATCAGTCATGTTATTTGTGTCGTAGTCTGTGCCTTCGATTGTCATCTTTACCATTATGCTGCCTCGTTCTTTTCGTTTAAGATCTCTGATGGATCATATTTTTTTATTAGTTTCCAGTAAGTCAAAAGACTGTTGAACATAGCTAAATGTTTTTTGTGGGTATTTTTATCCCATCGATGGGCTGCTATAAGTTCAGGGTCTTCTCTGTCTACAAATATAGATACTCTTTCTGGGTCTTTAAAGTTACACCCCTCAGCGTAAGCTGATAGCTGCATTCCGTGATCGTCAAACACCAACTTAGATGCCTTCTTATCTTTTAACCCATCCTTTGTTTTAAAGTCAACAAATATTCCTGACTTAGAATATAAATCTATTTTACCACCATAGCCGTTGGTAGAACAAAATGAATCTTCAGCTATCCACGTTTCATCAGGAAACTCTTTATCTAAATAATCTTTAATAACTTTATATGCTTTAGTCTCTGAACCACCCATGAAACCCTGCTCAATCATAGCATGTATAATTGTACCTCGTTCCGCAGCTTTACGGCCTATGTCCTTTGAGTCTTCTTTACATCGGTGTGTAAATGCTTCTAGTGATTCACCAGGATCTTGCTCTAGTGTAATAGCAGAGTTCAGGGCTTGATTGATCTTCCAGTTTTCTAAGGACGGCTTTGCAGCCATCCCTATTATTGTTGTAACGGAAGGTACATATCCGTGTTGTCGTGCATCTCTTAGAGTAGTATTTCTTTCTCTACCATTTGCTCCGACTATTGTGTAAGTAGGCAAGCCATCTTTATTGTACCAATGCCCTGCCTCAGAAAGTTGCTCCATTAAACTGCAACACCCTCAACATCAACAAAGGCCTCAACAAGTTCAGCATCTGAACCTTTCAACTCTTGCGTGTTGTGTTCTTTCCATTTGTCTAAAACAAAGCCGTCAGACCATTTAATCCATTCTTGAAATGCCCCAAATGTTTCTGTGTCTTCATCCTTGAGATCAACTTCACCTTTAACGGAGAACAAGATAGTCGCATATGTTTGTGGAACTGTCTCTATCTTTGAGCCTAAAGTAATACTTCGCTTCAGGAGTTTAGCTTCAATAGGTACAGAGCTATCATCCTTAATTTGTTTTAAAACGTCCGTTAATGCTTTGATACTATCTTTGTTCTTGATGTCTAAGATAAATGGTATCTCATCGTTGTAACCACTTAACTCATTGCCCTGCTCATCTAAAGCAGCACCATTAAACTTAATTGTACCAAACACTATTTTAGTGCGTTTAACTGCTCTCATTAAATCTTTGACTTGTTGAGATAGGGCATCATATTCTTTCTTTGAATGATAGCCTGATGGTCTGCCAATATTAAATGTGCCTTTAGTATCTTTTAAATCGCTGTAAAGATTGTTAGCCATCTCAGTGCGATCCATAACATTATTAATTGAATCCCAGTGAGTCCACTGTTCTTTCATAGCAAAGATTCTAATCTCAGGTTCGATACAATAAACAAAATCATCATTGACCTTTAACCTGAATGTACCGATAGGCAAAACTTCTATCTTAGTCATCTTGCCTTTAACTTCTTCATCCCCCATCACAGATTTATGCATAATGCTAAGTCGAGCTAGAGTAGATGATTGTTTGTTGCTGTTATCATTCTGGGTTGATAGCCCCATCATGTCAGCTAGTGCCTGTCCTGAGACACCTGATATTTGTAGTTCTGTATTCATAATTTACCTTCATATATGATATGTGAAAAGAGTTATAGTTATACTATATAACGTCCTTTGTGTCAAGCCAATTTGGTCCTATTTTCGCTTCCAAAAGCATGGGTACATTCATTTTTACATCATATGCCTCCTCAATAATTTTATCTAAATCTTTATTCATCTGTGATATTATTTCTATTACTTTATCTTTTTCGTGTGGATGTACATCAACGACAGTTGAATCATGTACTGTATTAACTAAACAGGACTGCAAAGGCTCTAGTCGTTTGTGCATTTCAAGTAAAATAACTGGTACAATGTCGCCAGTAGCAAAACCTTGGACAGGATAATTCTTTATCATTGTGAAGTGAGATGGTTGTCCGTTTAGTCTACGCTCTACATCAGGGAACGCATACTGCCGACCTGATGGTGTCGTTATCTTTCTGTGCCGTAATGCTTCATCACCGAGCCTCTTGTGCCATTTAGCTATGCCTTTGTACTTATCATTAAAGTGCTTGTAGTATGCGGCCTCCGCTTTACTTCTGCCATATCCACTAGCTCCAAACAAAGGAGCAAAGGTATGTCCTTTAGCGACTTGGCGTGACGTTTCTTGCCCTGCATCGGAAATAACTTTGGCTGTATAACTGTGTACATCAAACCCAGTTTCTATCTCCTTCATGGCTGTTTCATCTTGTGATAAGAATGCTGCAACTCTAAACTCTAACTGAGCGAAGTCCGCCTCTAAGATATGCCCACCTTTCCAACGAGACACAAAGACCCGTTTAACGGGGAACGTACCTCCTCTTGGCATATTCTGCATGTTGGGGTTACGTCCACTAAACCTACCTGTTGCAGTAATATGTTGCGTTAAACCTACATGAAGAAAGCCATCCTCTTTTGTGTAATTGCTAATACCATCTACGAATGAGCTAAGGTAAGTTGATACAGCCGACAGTCGTTTTATATCTTCTAGAAATTGTATTGCTACGTCCATCTTCCGTGTCTTAGCTGTAGCGATAAGGATGTCTAAGTTACCCTTGCTCGTACTGAAGCCGTTTGCACTTACCCATGTCTTGTTCGGTGGATTAAATCCGAGCCCAGCTAACTTCTTGGTTTGTTCTAATTGGTAGCCTCTCGCTGAACAGTCCGAACATTTGTTAGCTTTCTTGAAGTTGCTACCATCTTTCTTCTTCTTAAATCTACTACCTACACCATTACATGTAGGACAACTGAATGCCCTTGTCTTGCGAAGCAAAGTACTATTAGCTGCTACAGCATCTCGAAACTCAGGTAAGTTACTCGTAAACTCAAAAAGATCAGCCCATTCTTTCTTATCCTTTACAGATCTGCTAAAGATAACTTGAGATACTTGCTCAGGACTATTTAGATTGATTGGGGTGTCACCCATAAGATCACGAATCTGTGTCACCAACCTACGTTCAATATCAGCTTTCTCTTGTTCAAACTCTTCTCTTACTCGCTGAAGGGCGACTCTATCCACACGGAATCCTGACATGTACATTCTGGTAAGGGTTTTACAGACTTCACAGGTAATGGCTCGAACTCTATCCATTCCGTTGGAGCAGCTTTGGGAGTACCCTTCGGAATTAATAGCATGGAACAACTCTGTAGTAGTGTCGATGTCACAACCAAGATAATGAGTAAGCTCGTTAAGTGGTATTTCATTTGTGTTATATCCTTCTTTAAAATAGTTTTTTAGTGTATCATCCTTCTGAAAGTTTAAGTTTCTTCTCTCAGCACATGCTAACAAACTCACAGGCTGTTTTTGTCCTCTCTGCAAGATATACTCAGCTAACATCGTATCGTAAATTTCGCCATCATATTTAAAACCACTAGCCCACAACCACATTAGATCGTGCTGTGCATTGTGCATAATTAGCAACGTAGTCCTATCGAGTATGCTCTGTAATAACTCAGCGTTAACCCCAGTGCGGTCACTATACTCTAAGTGATCAAAGGTTAGAAGGTGTCGTTCATTGCTATCTACGTCTTTAGTACCTACTTGGACAAGGAAGTTTGTAGGCTCAAAGGGGTCCATATGTGTCTTGCCATTACGTTTCGTTACTGTGTTCTCTACATCTAATACTATTCTCATCTATTCTTCTTTACATATCCTGCACCTAAGCAAGAATAACATGTTTCAGCATTGACACTGACATTATCTGGATCTGCTGGATAAGACTCAACTTCATATATAATGCCTCGTCCACGACATACATAGCAATCAACTTCATCTTCATTCTTAAAAAATCTCATTATGTTCTCTCCTTATACAGTATACTGGGCTATGTCCCCTGCCAACTGGCAAGTGATGCGACCATGAAAGCCACCCTTTAATTTGTTCTTAGCTATATTAAGATGACGTTCTGTGTCATCCATCTCATTGCCTTCTGTTACCTTAGTCTTACCTATAAGTATCATCAGGTCAGCTTCTGCAGCTTTACCTGTCTTACTACCCTCCAACATAGATTGATCAGGCATAGCTAAACCTTCTGCTGCCGCACTCAGTTGTGACAACCAAAAGACGGCACAATTATATTCTTTCGCTATGTTTCTGGCGTGTATTGTAGCATCTCTCAGATAAACATCAGACTTATCACTGGTACGTGGCGCAAACTTATCACCCATATCAAGTATCAGTATATCTGGCTTAGTTGACTTAACTACCGCTTCTACCCACGCCAAATCTTTACCTGTTGAATCTTTAATGTGGATGTTAGCATTGACTTTATCGTAGCGCAAAGCAGCCTTAGCGTAGTTACCTTTAATTTCCTCTAGCGTCATCGTTGTAGCTGAAGATAAGTACCTTGAACCTACCCTATTAGCTGCTTCTTCGTTACATAAAATGACACACTTTGCACCTTGGTCAGCAAAGCCGTGCGGAGAGGCTATAATAGAAGCGTGGAAGCTGGTCTTTCCTGTATTTGGCCTCGCTCCGACAATAACGAAGTGACCCCCACTGATGCCTTCGACATTACGTCTGAGCGTAGGTATGTTGAACTTCCATTGTGTCTCAGTTTCATTCGCTTTTAGTAGTGCATCTATACTCATATCTTCAAACTCCACCTTTAAGTTAGGCGTAAAATCATCTTGGTAGTTCTCTACAATTCTACGCAAGGGTTCCAAACTGTTTTGCGTTCCATTAACGTAGTCAAACCCTATGTTAGCGACCTCTTCCCCGACTACTTGTTGAAACATTCGGGAGATAACTTCATTAGCTACTTCATTATTTAGTGTGCTGCTATTCGCTATCTTTCTAAATATCTTTTGGAACTGCTCTTTGTTACTAGTCGTCAATGTCTTATTTGTAGCGTAAAATAGAGCTTCTAGATCAGCGAGTGATATTCCTTGGTCATACGTTTCCATTGCGTAATCTAGGATTTGCTTAACTTTACGCACATCTTTCGTAAATATTTTATCTGGACATCTTATGCCTTTATGTAATTCGTAGAACTCTCTGTCCATTAGAGTCTTTAATAGTGATAATTCTGTCATGCTCTCTTTCTTCTCCTGCCTATATATGCCCCATTTCTGTCCCAATTAAAGTAGCGCATAGGAAAAGGCCAGTAATACCATTTGATTGGCCTTGACCCTCCTTCATTCCAAGCCTCACGGACTGCTCCCCATCGACCTAGTTGTACTAAGCCGACACATGCAGCGTACCTTTGAGGTGGCTCCTTAACTGCTACTTTAAGAGATCTCACTTAATTGTTTTCGTTTCTTTTAGCTAATGCCTGTGATGCTCCACTAAATGTATTTACTAAGTAAGGTTTAACTGATTGCGGATTCTGATGCCCAGATACTTGCATAACTCCAGCCAAATCTACCCCAGCCTCAACCATTTCTGTGATGGCGGTTCTGCGTAAGTCCATAGCATACAGACTAGCACATAAGTTAGCTTGTTTCTTTATGTCACTAACCAGGTAACTAATCTCTTGCATTGAGTAAGGTGTATATGTCTTACCTCTTCCAGGATTTGGTCTAGGACATACATAGTCTTGGAATCCAAAGTCATCCTTCTGTTGTTGCAACATCTTAATTAAGGTATCAGATATAGGTAAGTGAACCTCAGCCCCTCGTTTAGATTGTTTAATATCTAACCTATTCTCATCAAAGCTAATGCTATCCCATTTTAGTAAGCGCATATCCCCGATGCGCTGCCCAAAGTCATACGCCATATGACATATCAAAGCGATACTTCGATAGTTAAAGTCTCCATACGCTACATCTAAGAACTTCTTTATGTCTGACTTAGACCACAATACATTTCGGGTAGCATCTTTCTTACGAGATACACCTAACGTAGCGTTCTTATCTATAACCTCATTCTGCATAGCGTACTTTATAACGACAGATAATGCACTGATCCTCATGTTAGCTGTTCGTGTTCCTACTTGCAGCCACTGCTCATATGCATTTGATATATGCTTTAGAGAAAGCCTACCGATAGTTATATCGCCTAGCTTTACATTGTTTTGAACTACAGTATCACAGATCTTAGTCTGCTGATCTACGTAATCTTTTTGTGTCTTAATTGCTAAACTACGAAACTTAGGTGACTTCCTATAGTGTTCTACCGCCAGTGTTAGTGGACTACTCCTCTTTAAATCTTTCACGTTGTTAATCCTTTCAGTTTAATAATATCTTCCTCTAATTTATACTTTATATCGTCTTGCAAGCGCATAGCAATAGTGTGTCTGCCAGTCCAAGACGCTATCTCTCGTTTATATTCCAAGGTCTTGTGTGCTGCATCTGGATCGAGTGCTACGATGATGCATACAAAATCTTGTATGTATTCCATATGTTTCACGGACAAAGACGTACCTAATATAGCCATACCTGTGACATTAGGACACACACTACATATAGTGTTTGCACTAATTGCGTCTTCGACTAGCACTACAAATCCATTTGGTTCGCCACGACAGACCTGGTAAACAGGGGATATACCTGTGTATCTGTACCATTTAGGTATTGCACCATCCAAAGCCCTACCTGTTGCGTCTGTGAACCGCCCATTCTCTCTGATAGGAAAGACGGCACGCTTATCTTTAACGTCATACAGTAGCTCCGTATTGTGTAGCCCCCAACGCTCAACAAAGTCCCACAATAATGTGTGTTGGTTAGTAGGCTTTACGACATACTCAGGTAGCTCCATTAAGTTTTTGGATGACCACGGATCGATATGAGAGTAGGTAGCCAATTTTTTTTTAACTTCGTTGGCAGTCATACCTGTGCGAAAAGAACCCTTCACATTGCAGCGTAATTTGTAGCAATGATAGAGTAACCATCCTTCTTCTTTTGTTATACCTAAAGTGTTTTTACTATAGCAGTCAGGGCAGTCTCGTCTGAGACTTTGCCCCTCCTCAATGTCTAACCCAGTAATAAAATCAATAACTTTATTCATTGGATTTATCCTTTTTCTTTTTGTCGTAATGTTCTTTACCTCTAGCTGCTGCTGATCTGTAGCATATAACTAAACTCACAATAAAAAACACAACAAAGAAATATCCAGGAAAATATAATGCCTCACTCATTGTCTCTCTCCCTTTTAGCTTGTTCTATTAATTGCTGCTCTAATATTAATACACGAGATTTTAAACATTCAATTTGGGCGTGCATTGACTCAACCATATTTTCTAGTTTAGTCATCTTTATCCTCCTCTCTCGTAGTATGATAAGTTTCCTCTCTTACTCGTGTTTCAAAAAATGTTCCCAATTCTGGATGGTTACCCATAAACTTTCTGGCATAATGAGAAATCCAACCATCATCAATTTTGTATTGTGAATCTTTTTCACTTATCATTGTCTCCCACCTGATTCGGTGAAAAATACTTTTTGCAGAGTACCTTTGTTTGTACTTTGATGCTTCAAGAGCAAAACGCTCAAACATTTTGTACACTTCTGGGTTTTCTCTGTCGTGCTTAACAAAGTTTTCTACTGTCCATTTACCATGCATGTTAGTACAACTCCTTAATTAAAAGATATAGTGTCACTAGAAATGCTACTACTAGTATTGTTATTAGTCTTCTATATGTTAGTTTCATCTGTCTTTCTCCTTAATATTTTTTTAACTACCCATTTCAAGAAGCGTTTAATATATCCGTTGACGAGCTTATTAAAGTAGTACCGAAAAAATCTAACGACTATCAGTATAGGACTCGATAGTACATCAAACGCTATCAAGCCTATATCAACGATTAGATCAACCCAGTGGTCAACAGTGTTCCACTTTTTAAAACGAGTAAATGCTGCTTTTAGTCTTCGCATTAATGTTCTGTTCTCCTTTGTAATCTATTATTTGCTCTTTTTATTATCATCTCTAAAAGATTTTTATTTGAGTTATCTATTATAGACTCTAATATTGATTGAATTATACGACCTTTAAAATGTATTAACATATTATCTCTTGGTTTTTCCCTTTCCAAACTTTCGTCATATATTTCTAGTGACCAGTCATATATACTATTTTCATCAGAAAATGGTTTTGAGTTTTGTTCAAATATAGCATACTGCGGAATTTGGTAATTATGTTTTAAATACAAACTACCTTTATTTCCCCAATTCCAACTGTCTATCATTCTTCGCTCTAATTCTGTTAAACATAAACTTATACTCATGTTACTCTTCTCTCTCTTTTTTAAATTGTTGTCTATTGTATTGTGCTTTTCCCCCTTTCTTAGGTGGCACAACTTGGGGTGGCTTGCGATCTTGCAGCATAGCTTTAGCTACTGGATTGCGAACCACTATCTTAGGTTTCTTAGTCAACTCAATCCATCCAGCCGTCATTATATACGGCATCAGGAAAAAACTCTTTAATATATATCAGTGCTTTCCCTACTGATTTTTGGGCTGAAGTATTGCCTTGTACCCAACCACAAGACACTACGTTGATGTCTTCAGCGATGCGTTTACCTTTACGCAAATATGGAATAGAGATACCTTTACCTCCACAACACGATCCCAGATCCTCAGAACCTTGCGCTTGCCAACAGTCAAACCAAATTTGTTTGGCGGTATCTATCTCAGCTTTCCGCATCTTCAAGTCGTCTTCTTGATATGCCATAACTTTATCTGGATTTGCCGTATAATATTTTGCTGCTAGTTTCATTCTATTTTTTCCTCTCTTAGTTAAATTAACTTTGCTTTCTTGAGTTTGTTTTGAATACGTTTTTTATCATCAGGGCAAACCTTTTTACCTTTTCTTAGGTTTTCTTCTTGCGTTAATATTTGAAGATTACCTGACCAATGTGGGCCGCCATCAGATAAAGGCCATATATGATCTACATGCCTAAATATTTTATCTACATCATATAGCTGCCTGGATAGAACATAAAAACATTTTAACTTTTCGTATTCATAAGTACAGTCTTTAAGTTTTTCTGGTACTAATTGTTTTTGTAGTGCTTTACGCTTTGCTATTGATGCACGACCTACTTCAGGGTTATCTTTGCGGTACTGATTATGGCGTGCATTTATTGCTGGTTTGTTTCTCAAATACTCTGCACGCCTATTCTTAGCTCTTTCTTCTAGTGGCGTAGAATAATACTTTTGTTTCCATTTAGCTCTGCCTACGTTTTTATACCAACGTGCTTGTCCTGCTTTTCGATCTTCAATATTTGCGTATGGCATTCTTATTCTCCTTTCTCAATTTGTTTTAATCTAAGTAAATACGCTTGCTTATCTTCTAATGTCTTAAGTAATTGTTTGATTTCAAACTCAGTGTTCTCTATCTCTCCACATAAACTCATTACGAGGCTGCATCACTATACTTTAATTCTTTGAAGTCTTTTTTATCCATCACCCAATAGCGTTTGTATGGGTTATTAGTTATAGGGTTGCGCCTCCATGTATCTAAAATCTTATAGTTATCCTTTCTTAGGGTAGATATAACCTTCGTTAAGCTCGCTATACCATATTCTAGGATTGCTTCCCTATTCGATATAGAACCAGTTATACTTAAATGTTTTATTACTACATCAGTTTGTTTCATTAGTTTTGTCCTTTCTTAATATACTATGTTTCTTTCTTATATTAGTTTTACTGACAAGTCAATCAGTTAATGTATCACGGATCAAGACCACGGATCTATGAG